TTGCAGATAACCGATCGTATAGGCTTACAGATAAGCCTTATTCACGGGGAGGAAGGATTGCCTCTCTGCTTATCAACGGGGATGATTGTACCTTGAAAGGATGTCGATCGAACCTACAGCAAATTTGGGAGAGGATCACCAGTTTTGGTGGATTATCGACGAGTGTCGGTAAGACTTTGTTCTCTCGGGTCGGAAGACCTATATGTGTTTTGAATAGTACCACCTATCATCTTGTTGAAGGGGTATGGACTCATATCAAATTCGTGAATATGGGGATCATGTTCGGAAAAACACGGTCCGGGGGTGACGGCACAGCATCTCGAACGTATTGCCAAATGGGTGAACTTCATGCTGAACTCAGGAAGAGTTGTCCAACAGACATCTGGGAAAAGGTCTCTGAGCGTTTCATTTTTTTTAATGGTAATGCCTTGCGACCGAAATACGATGATGACATGAAATGGGCCATTCCCTGGGATATGCCACAATACCTCGGCGGGGCCGGCCTTGAGAAGAAAAAGGCCTATAGTGAGACGGACAAATGGTGTGCATCGTTGATCATCAGTAAAATGAAGTCATGTAAAAGATTTCGAATAATGAAGGAGCGCAGTGACCCGATGTGGATTGTCCACGATCAGGTACAGGAACGATTTGATCGTTTTACTGCCTGCACGGGATTCCGCGAAGTCCGCAAGAAGATTCTTGTCGACCTCTCGAAGGAATTTAAAGAACCCGAATTCTCCATTGCTGAAGACCAACATAGTCGGTTATATAAGTATCTTACGATTGAAACCCTGTTCAGACTGGATTTAAAGCAAATCTTTCGGATTGCTTTACCAGGGAAGAAGGGTGAACTGAGAGCTACATGGCTCGATAGACACAATCGTTATGTTAGGAAGGTCAACAATCGGACCTGGGCGACAGCTTTTAATGAGTTTCGCTTTCACCTACATTATCTTCAACAACGACAAGATCATGAGATCTGTTATGAGAAGAAAGATACCTATTTAGGTTGTATCGCCGTACCACCACTAGATGGATAGTAAGACTAAAACTCTGGTCCATATCATCCGCTGTATGACTAAGACTCTAGCGAAGAGTGACCAAGACTTGACTTGGCAGAGCTGTATTACTGTGTAGTTTTGTTTGGCTTGTCATCATAATCAATCTGATTTTTCTACATCATCGAAAGATACGTTTTTTCTTTGAATGGCTCGAAATTGATGCATATATCTCAGTAACCTACGGGTGAACGTGGTCGATGGCATTGGATTGCTCTTTTGAACTGACTCGTAAACACAGTTAATATAGTTTTGAAGAAGGAAAAC